GGAAGACGACGTTGGCGGACGTTCGGCGGCTCTCCACGAAGACGCCGGCCGTCCTGGTCACCATCCTCGGCGTGCCTCCGCAGACGTCCAACCTGCAGGGCGGCATGCCCGTGCCTGAGGTCGAGTTCGGCGCCTACATCGTCACGCGAGACGACCCGACGCAGTCACCTCCGCTGTCGAGGCACGACGCCGCGATCGCGTACGCCCAGGGCATCGTGTCCGTCGTCTCGGCGACTCGGTTCGGCGACGGCGTGTCCGTCGCAACGGACGTCTCGGCTGAGGCGCTGTACACCCCCGAGCTCGACAGCGCCGGCATTGCGCTGTGGGCCGTGACCTGGCGCCACAAGATCGACTGCCCGCCCGACGAGACCGCGGCGAACATCACGCCGTTCCAGCAGCTCAACAGCACCATCACAGTCCCGGGTACGGACGCCACCGTCGAGGGCATCGCCAGTCCGGAGCAGCCGTCATGACCAAAGTCTTCGTTGTGCCGAAGCCCGGGGCGATCGTGCGCGACCCGAACACGAAGCAGGCGCTCCCTGCAGGAGGGGCCGTGAAGCCGGCGACCTCGTACTGGCTGCGACGGCTCAAGGATCTCAGCGTGACGGTGGGCACGGCGCCGGCGACATCTGCCGGGCCCACTGCGACGCCGGTCGTGCTCAAGGTCGTTCCTCCTGCCAACTCGGGCGGGGCGCCAGCGACGACGCCGGCCCCAGCGAAGCCGGCGGTGGCTGGTACGCGGCCTCCCGTCGTGTGGAAACCCGGCGGCGTGCCGGCGCACACCGGCGTTCAGAGGCACCCCGTGCAGACGCAGATGGCGACCGCTGCGACGCTCGCCCGTGACACCGCAGCCAACGCGTCCGCAGCTGTCATCGCGGCGGATGAGGCGAAGGTCCATACGGACGTCGCGGCGACGCCAGCTCCTACGACGACGTCTGCGACGCCTGCCGCTCCCGCTCCCGCTGCAACCCCGGCACCGGCCGCTCCTGCGCCGACGAAGGCGAGCTAACCGATGTCCGCACCTGGCGCGATCACTTTTGCCCTGATCGACCCGAACAACCGGACGCCCGGGCAGTTCACCGAATTCAACTCGGCGCGCGCGTCGGCCGGCCTCGCGTCGGCGCAGAAGACCCTCCTGGTCATCGGAGAGAAGACCGCGGACGGCACGGTCGAGGCACTCACGCCGACGCAGATTCAGTCGGGCGCCCAGGCCGTGCTGCTCGCCGGGAAGCGGTCGAACCTCGGCGCGATGTGCGCCGCGCTGTTCTCGGTCAACTCGCAGACGAACACGTACCTCATCGCGATGGAGTCGAACGAGGACGCCACCGCGAACGTTACGACGCTGGGCTTCACCGGGCCGGCGACGGCGGCGGGCACGCTCTTCCTGTACGTCGGAGGGAAGCAGATTCAGGTCGGCATCGACGCGACGGATACGGCGGCCGAGATTGCGGGGAAGGTCGTCACGGCCGTCAATGCGTGGGCGGATCCTGTCAGCGGCTCGCAGTTGCAGTTTCTGGCGACGCAGAGCGGCGCGGACGTGGTGCTTACCGCGCAGAACGCGGGCGTGCTGGCCAACTTCCTCGACGTCCGCCTGAACTACAACGGCGAGACCACGCCGGCCGGCGTCGGCATGACGGTGACGCAGACGACCGCGGGCGCGGGCGAGCCGTCCCTGGCTGAGGTCATCGCAGTGCTCGGCGATGTGCAGTACACGAGCATCATCTCGCCGTACACCGACGCCACCAGCCTGACCGCGCTCGAGACGGAGATGGAGTCGCGATGGGGACCGGGGCGCCAGATTCCCGGCCGCCTTTACGCAGCCTCCAACGACACCTTCTCTGACGTGGAGACGCTGGGCTCGTCGCGCAACTCGAAGCAGTCCGTGATCCTCGGGGTACCGAAGTCGCCGAGCACGCCCTGGGAGATGGCCGCGATTCTCGCGGGTGTCGAGGCGTTGCAGACGAACCCTGCGCAGCCGTACACGGGGCTGGCTCTACCGGGTCTCCTGGCGCCGGCGCGGAACGACGTGCTGACGCGTGAGGAGCGCAACCTGCTCCTGTACGACGGCATCTCCACGTGCGTCGTCGACAATGCCGGGAACGTCTCGATCGAGCGGCTCATCACGACGTACCAGACGAACGCGGAAAGCGTCCCCGACGCGGCGTACCTCGACCTGTGCAGCATTCAGACGCTGGATGCGCTGCGGTACAGTCTCAACACGGCGTTCGCGCTGAAGTACCCGCGGTACAACCTGGCGAACGACAACGACCCAGTCTCGCCTGGTCAGCAGATCCTCACGCCGCGCACAGCGACGGCAGAGATCATCTCCATCTTCGACCAGTGGGCGGCGCAGGGCTGGGTCGTGAACCGCGCGCAGTTCGTGGGCGACATCGTCTGCCAGCGCAACGCCGGCAACCCGAATCGCCTGGACGTTCAGCTCGCGCCCGAGATCATTGCGCTCTTCCTGCAGTTCGCCGCTCAGGTCGCGTTCCTTTTATGATGTGAGGTGAGTCTTGGGCCAGTCGACAGGGATCGTGATCATCAAGGCGAACGGCGTCACCTACCGGACGATGTCAGGCGCGAAGCTCAACCCCGGCGGCAAGAACCGCAAGGTGTCGAAGGGCAACGCTGTCTTCGGGTACTACGAGGAGGTCCAGGAGTCCGAGGTGACCTGCGAGCTCGCCCACCAGGCGGGGGACGATCTCACGGCGTACAACCTCCTGACGAGCGTGACGCTGGAGTTCGTCTGCGACACGGGCCAGGACTACCTGATCACGGGCGCGTGGGTCGCTGAGCCCGCCGTGCTGTCCGCTCCCGAGAAGGTCTCTCTGAAGTTCAACGGGCCGCCGGCCACGTTGATGGGGTAACGCACGCAGCGGGGTAGAGCAGCGGCGAGCTCGCCAGGCTCATAACCTCGGAGGTCGGGCGCTCTCACGGCTGCTCCGGCCCGGAAGACCGGGCGGCCACAGCTGGCCGGCTGAAGTGATTCGGCCGGCCATGTTCGTCTGGAGACGTGATGGATCAGATCGAACTGCTCGAAGACGGCTCGACGCGCGTGCGGCTGCGCCGCGCGATTGCCGACGCCAAGGGCAAGACGCCCATCACCGAGCTGGTCATCGCCGAGCCGCGCATGAAGCACCTTCGCCAGGTCGACACCGTCAAGGGCGACTACGCGCGGACGCTTCTCCTGCTCGAGCAGTTGACCGGCGTCAGGCGGGAGACTCTGGACGAGCTCACGGCTATCGACGTGGCGACGTGCTCGGAGGTGCTGCTTGTCGCGATGGGAAAAGGCCTGCCAACTGGGTCGACTGGGCTGGAGACCTCTGGTTCGTCTTCGGCTGGAGTCCCGACACCGTCGAAGAGCTGACCGTCGGTCGGTTTCTGGAGGCGCACACACAGGCGTTGAGGTTCGCAGGTCGGAGGTAGCGTGAAGGAGTTGGGCGTCAGCGTGCTGATCAAGGTGCTGGACGCGTTCACCGCTCCGCTGCGCAATGCCTCTGCTCGCATCAAGGAAACGTTCCACACCGCGAACGAAGAGTTCGAGAAGGGCGCGCACGCGTCGCAGGCCGCGGAGGGCGTGGCCCGGGTCGCGGAGCGCACGCGCGAGATGGTGGCGCGTCCTATCGAGTCGGCGGAGTCGTTCGAGAAGGCGATGGCCCGCGTCGGCGCCAGGCTGAACGCGACGGGCGAAGAGAGCGAGGCGCTCGAACAGCAGATCACGAAGCTCCGTACGTCGCCGCTCGCCGCAGCTCAGGCGATGGAGGCGTTAGGGCACGCCGGCCGCTCGGTCAACGACGTGCTCACGATGATGCCCGCGATTGTGGAGGCGGCCGAGGTCGACCAGGCTGACCTGGCCACGACGGCGCAGTCGTCGACGAAGCTCCTGCAGCTCTTCCACCTGCAGGCGGGCGACGTGGGGCGTGCGCTCGATGTGATGGCGGCGGGGGCCGCCAAGTCGGGTACGTCGATGGCCGAACTTCAGGAGACCATGCGGAACGTCGCCGAGTCGGGCAGCGCGCTCGGCGTCACTCTCGAGCAGACGACGGCGCTCATGGTGGTCCTGGCGCAGACCGGGCGTACTGGCTTCCGCGCGGGTGGATTGCTCAACCAGGTGTTTGCCGGCGTCGAGGAGCTCGGAAAGAAGCAGATTGAGGTGCCCGGATTGAACATCCACATCGCGACGGCCGGTCGCAACCCGATCGGGGTGCTGGCTGAGATGTGGCTGAAGACCGCGAAGGTGTCCGACACCGCTAGGCTGAAGTTCTTCGAGGACGCGTTCGGCGCCGGGGTCGGTCCCGTCGCGCAGCAACTGGCGCGCGCGGCCGGTACCGGCCAGCTCGGGGATCTGACCGCGCAGCTGCAGCAATCGTCAGGGGCTCTCGACGAGCAGCACCGCCGGATGCTCGACGGGCTCGACGGGACACAGCGCTACCAGCAGGCGTCGGAGCGGCTGAGCATCGCGATGGGCCGCGTGTGGAGTCCCGCATTCGCCTCCGCGACGGAGGGGCTGGCGCACTTCGTCGACGGCCTGGGTGAGGCGGCACGTGCGCACCCGACAGTCACGAAGGTGGCCCTGGGAAGCGCTGGCGCGGTCGCTGCGCTCACGACGGCGGTCGTGGCCGGCGTCACTGCGGTCAGCGCTGCGACGACGGCGGCGGGCGTTTACGCCGTCGCCATGGGGCTGGAGCAGACCGGAGCCGAGGCGCTGGGCCTGGCGCTGAGAGGGGTGATCACGTGGAGCGCTGCGGTGCTCACACCGGCGGCTGCCGTCGGGGCCGCTATCGTTGCCGTCAGCGCGGCGATCTACGAGCTGGTCGAGCACTGGGGTGATCTCCAGTTTTTGTGGCGCGAGTGGACCGCCGAGGACAAGCCTGCGACGCGCGGCACGACGGAGTACGAGCAGAGGCACGGCGGGCGACAACCGATTGAGACATGGACGGACGCCGACGATCGCAAGTTCCAGGAGCGGGTTGCCGAGAACCAGCGGAAGGCCGCGGAGGGTGGCGAGGATGCGCCCGTTCGAGCTGAGATGTCCATCCTGGTCGAGCACGGGAAGCCTCCGAAGATCCGGAAGCTGCGCGCGGACAAGGGCGTGACGCTTCACGCGACCACCGGCCTTTCGATGAGCGGGGGCTGAGGTGGCGCTCACCTGGCGTGACCTGTTGTTGCCTGGCTCGTTTCGCGGCGTGGCGTTCCTCACGATTGGGGCGCTCGAAGCTCGCGTCGGCCGTCGCACCGTCACGCACGTGTTGCCCGAGGTGGATGCTCCCGTGGTGGAGGATCTGGGGCTGGCGCCGCGTCGATTCAAGTTGTCGCTTTGGGTGCTGGGCGACGACTACATGGCGCAGCGTGACGCGCTGGTCGACGCCCTCGAAACGCCTGGCCCGGCAACGCTCATTCACCCGACGTGGGGCAAAGTCATTGTCTCGGTGGAGGGTGAGCCCGTCGTCAAGGAATCGACGGACAAGGGCGGTTCGGCTGAGATCGAGATCTCATGCGTGCGCACGAAGGTGCAGAACGACCTTTCAATCGGCGTCGATACGGCGACGCCCGTAGCCACGTTCGCTGCCGCTGCGATGGCGCGTATCCCCACTGTCTTCGACAAGATCTTCAGTTTGCTCAAGCTGCCGTTTGCGGCCGGTGCTGCGGCGCTGGCGGCGCTGAGCTCGGCGACGTCGGCGCTCTTCGCGTTGCGTAACGATGTTTATGGGCCGGTGGCGCTGCTGTACCAGGTGGACGCGGCTCTTGCGGGGGTGACGTCCGAGGTCGAGTCGACCGTATCCACCGCGGACGTGGCGACCGAGTTTGCGGCGGGCGTCTGCGGGACGATGGCCGCCCTGGCGGGCACGATTGGGTTGGCGCAGACGGCGCAGGACCAGGGCCTGGACGCGGTCGAAGCGGACAACGGGGTGACGGTCACAGTGGGGTCGACCAGTGCGCCGCTGATTGCCACGGCCTCGGCTGGCATTGCGCCCCCGCCCGACACGGGACC